GGAACATTATAAGACATATTATTCTTTCTCTTTATTTAGTATGGTCTAATTAGACGGTTGGGTTAGAAGCTTCTACACGGATACCAGCATTCTTACGAAGCAAGCCTTTCAGGTCACGCCAGTCGTTTGCACTCAATGCAGCATGTAAAGGAAGCAAACGAAGTGCATTCTCTTTAACACGAGCATTACGGGTGATAGCAACACAAGATTTAGCAACGTTTTGAACTAGTGCAGCACCAAGGGTTTTAACTTCAAAGTCATCACCAATCAAAATTGCATATTCATTTGCCAACAAGATGTCACCAGTAGCATCTACAACTTTCCAAGTGCCTGAATCATCAAGTGCTTTAGCACGAGTGATAATAGTACCAAAGGGATAGGTTGCAGTAGCAGTATCAGTGCTTACACTCACTACATCACGAGAGTAGTAGTTACCAAGAGCAGTGGTTTCTTCAAGAACAACGTCTGTATAACGTGGATCAGAGACAGTTACAAAAGCCATTATTATTTACCTTTATTTATTTTATATATTAACGAGTGAACGGGGAGGTTGGCTTATCGCCGTATTTTTTAGCAAGGTGTTCTGCCATTGCTGCTTCTTTGGTTTTGGGTGCAAGATTTAACTCTTCACCAGCATCACCTTCTTCTTCTTCAAGTTCTTCAGCAGCAGCTTTTGCTTTACCTGAAACAGCTTCAAGAGTAGCTTTAAACACATCATCAGATAGTTGTGCATACACAGCAGCAAGCTTCTCACCTTCTACATCACCAAATACTTCTTTCAACGAAGCAATACGTGTAGCTTGTTTATTGGCTTCAGCTTCAGCCGCTTTATCATTCTTTTCTTTTTCAAAAGCTTCCAGACTTGCTTTGAGGGCAGCGAGTTCTACATCTTTGGCAGATACTGTTGCTTCAAACTCTTCTTTGGCTTTAGTGAGGGATGCTTCGAGTTGGGTTAGTTTCGGTGCATACTCAGCTTCAATTGCTGTACGTACCTCTGCCAACTTTTCCTCAGCAATTGGACTGTCGTGAGACATGCTTTGGTTTTCCTTTTTGGGGGTTTTTGATTTAGTAAAAATAGTTGAAATAGCCATACTCTCTTCTTTCTCTTTTGATTCGTATTCATCTGCAAGATAATTAAAAAACTCTTCACGAGTCATTACCTTGTCTACAAGGCCTGCCTCAAGAGCTTCACCTGAGTCATATACTTTTGCTCCTAATGCCTTAATATCTTCTTCAGATATATCTCTATATTGAGCAACATGAGAAACAAATCTTTCGTAGGTTGAATCTACTTTGTTCTGAATCTCTTCTAAGAACTCTTTAGTAAATTTTCCATCTTTATCATAGGGTACTTTACCATCACCGGCAGTGATATAGATTCGCTTGATACCATTCTTCTTGTCGTATTCAGACCAATCCATCAAGCTAACTACAACACCTATTGAACCAGTTTCAGCATCTGGGTTGGTGATGAATTCGTGGGCTACGCAAGGGAATCCATAAGCAGCACTTGCAGAAATACCGTCGTTATAGGCAATAAGCTTTGCACCATACTCATCAACCATTCTACGAAGAAGAGAAGCTGATTCCATCATTCCATAGGCAAAACCACCACCAGAATCAATATCCATGACTAAGGTTGTCGCACCAGCTTCCAACATTGTTTTGGCATCAGCTAGAGTGCCTTGGTAAGAAGTTGAGTACCACCAGCTATCTTCATAGACTAATGTGCCAACTATGGGGAGAAAACCTATCTTCGTATCTTCATTGTATTGAAGATCATCAATGTCTCTTTCTTCTGCTTCGCAATAAAGACTTGCTTCTTGTTCTGCTGTATTGGAAAGTTCTGCCTCAACAAGAGCCTCCACCAATGAGAACTCTTCAGTAGTCATTAGGTGGGGAGTGTTATGCATCTTCCTCAAAAAACTTTGTATATTTTTTGACATCTATTTAAGCCTTGTTGTCAGCGTTAGTGCTTTCAATCAACTTAAACTTTTGCAATAGATTAATTAACTCTTTTGAAAAGTCTGTTTCTTTGTGTTGATCATAAAGCCTAAAGCCTGTTGTTTTGGGAATATCAAACTCTCTGCAAAGTGTGGAGATTTGTTGTCCTTGCTTCACTCTTGCTATAATGTTGATAAGGTCGTCTGTTTTAAGCCCACGATATGGTCTGATCATATCCCTACTTATTTTAAAGTTAAGGTACTTTCTTTTCTGACCTTGAAATATTGACCTTACGTATGATTCAGAGTATCCGTTTTCTTCACAGATAGTGGGTAAGTTCGTATTTCCATAACAAAGATTTACATAATGTTTTGTTAGGGTCTCATCATCTATCTCTTTGACTATAGCTTCGACCTTTCTCTCAGCCACCAACTCTTCGTAGTTATTAGTTTTAGATATCAACCCAGACTTAACCCACTTATCAAATAATCCTTTGTGTTTTATACCTCTTATAAGATAATTACTGTAGATTGTAGGTATTCCAGAAAGATCTTCAAGAGTCTTTCCTGTATAACCTTGCTGGAAGTGTAGTTTATAAAAAGCTACAACTTGATCCTCACTGTACTTACACCTATCAAGGACATTCTCTTTAGATTTAGAGCTTACATTTGAAGAGAAACTTGATGAGTAGTCAGCATTACCTAAAACCTTGGAGTAGTTTAAAAGAACTCCTCCCTCGTCAATTAAACCATATTGATTGATTAACCAGACTTCATGATCGTAAGCATTAGCCTCATTATCAAAATAACAAAGAATGTCAGCCCTTATTTCATCCCTATGTTTTATTATATAGAAAGACTTCCTGCCACCTTTTGCAAGATTTGAGGGTCTAAAGTGATGGTTCACCCTGTTACCTTTACCCTTTCCAATATAGAAAGGGATACCATTCTTCCTGTAGAGTGCATACACATAGAACTTATCTGAGTAGTCTACAACTACTCTACTAGGCTGCATTGTCATTATTGGTTTCACTACCTGACTTATTAGCTTTTCCTACGCCCGAGGGCATTCCAGAAGCTAAACCTTCGCCACTTCCTGTCTCATTATTACCAAGAAGCTTTTCAAGTTCTTCTTGCTTCATATCCTCATCAACCATATCGGGAAGATCCAACCACTCCGCCACTCTATTAATATTCTTAGGTGTACGTGCAATCATATTAACTGCACCGAAGCGTTGACCAGCTTTAGATATTTCTTCAAGGGTAGGTTTAGTAACAGCACCAAATTCAAATGTAGGATAAACTTCTGTTTCCCAACCATTCAATTCAAACAGGTAAGGAATAAGTTTATGATTAAGAACATCACGAATTTCTTCAAGCTTACTCTCAACAACTTCATCAGCTAATGCTTTAAGGTTATCTGAAAGAGCAAAGCTTCCACCACCTCCACTTCCAGCTGAAAGGAATGTTGCATAAAGAGTTGTGCGAATTTCATTTTGATAACGAGCAATAATCTTATCAATATCGTAACTCTTGGAGCCTGTGATACTAACTACTTCAAATTCAAATAGAGGCTTACCATCAATACCAGTATCAGAAGGTATTAATAATCCACTCTCTTTACCAATGTGCATGTTACGGAGAGCTTTCTTGAAGTAGTCATAAACTGCCTTCTGCTCATCTGTAGCATTCTCTGTCATGTATTGAGCAGGAATCTTTAACTTCTTGAAGCCGTGGATATCAGAACCTCGTTTTGTTCAATGTGATTCGTTACTTCACACCCGTCAACTTATCCAAGGTTGACTGCTACATATTTCTATGCAGACCAGACTATATCACGCGGTTCAACCGAAGTTGTTCACCGCCTCACCATTTCGAGTCACTTGACCCTACTCTACTCCGTTCCAGATTTCTCCGCCGTTTCGATAGTCGTTGCACGTTCTAGTTAGAATACCCAATTAAAAGTTGTAGTCTTTAACTATATCTTTAAAACAGATCTTACATTTAATCTTAGACACTATAGATTTTGTAATACCTTCGTTTGTTGCTAGACTAACTATTTCTCTGTTAGTGAAACCTTCAACTATTTTATTACAAACCCATCTGACAGATTCTTCTGAGAGACCTTGCTTCGATTGTGTAAAATCATAACTATCGCTAATATGATTCCAACACCTTCTACCTCTGATATTTTTAACAGTATCATTGGAGATTTTTAGTTTGTTAACTATTTCTTTATTTCGATAACCTTCTTGCATCATTCTACACACTTCGTGTGCTTGCTCGTCTGTTATCTTTGATGTACTTACGTTTTCACCTTTATGATACGTTATCAAATCGTTATCGATAGCATGTCTAAGATTTTCTGAGTAAGTACACCATTCAAGATTATCAACACGATTATTCATCTTATTGCAATCTTTATGGTTAACGCACGGTTTATTATCTGGATTAGGGATAAATGCTTCGGCAACAAGTCTGTGTACTGCATAGCAGGTTGGTTTGTTGTTATTCCAAAGGTTTACTGTGTTGTAGCCATCTCTATTTGGCCTAGTAAACTTTAAATCACCTTTCAAGTTATAAACGAAACCTTGTTCGTCAACCAAGTAATTTGGGTTCTTCTTAATTTCTTTTAGCATATCTTCTCCTTCCTGAATCTACCACAACAGACAATATGAAGTCTGAGAAAGAGATTAGTTTATACAAGTGTTTACACTTTAAGAACAATCCTCAGAAAGGCAATCCACTCGGCACTTCACCTTTGCTGGGGGCATGGCGGGCGTATAAGTTTAAACAGGCTTATGAAGAAGCTGAATCAAGTGGCGTTGACATACTAGCGCCCCTACTGAGAAATCAGTAGGTAAAAACTCATTTAATTCAGGGGAAACCTAAACGTAAAGACGTAGGTAATCCTGAGCGAAGCTAGTTAGAATATCCTCCCGAACATTCAGTAAGGAGAAGATATGCTAAAAGAAATTAAGAAGAACCCAA